CTCAATCTCTTTTTCACTTAGGCCAAAAAAAGTCCGCTGACAGCGGCACCTCCAGTTGCGTAGTCTTACCGCAGGCTGGACAATTAAAATTCTTAGTTAAATCAATATTTGGGTTAATCTGTGCATAAATCTTTCTTATGTGCCTAGAGTCGTATGCCGGCATAGAATTAACATAGTTCTCTACAGTCGAACGGCTATCATCACCATTAACCGAAGCAATGATCATTTTTAACAAATCTGTGAGGGGTGTTTCCATAAGATTGTTCTTTTTCTTGCTTTCGGTAATTCTGGTAAGATACTTTTCGTCTTCTCCGTCTAGTAGTCTTATTTCAAGATGTACTTTAGATTTCTCCATTTCAAGAGTATATGTACCTGCCGAAGTAAGTGTAAGACCGAGATCTTCTACATCTTCTGCATAATTTAACCCATATTCTGATAGATCAAAAGTATAGTCAGAGACAGTATTACAGGATGGACACGACATTCTTGTATCGTAGTCTGAGCCATAGCCAGTTATTCTAGCAGCAAGCAGAATTGCGTTACGATCACCAGAATAAAGAGTTTGTACGTTAACAGACTTATTTATTAGAACATTCTCGATAAACCTATCAAGCATTATTCCTTTTTTTAGTAGAATAGAAGAAGATAGAATATCTTCCTCTTTTGCGGTCATAAACCGAATCTCAACTTCTTCTACATTATGTAAGGGATGTTCCTCAGGATAAAATCTTCCCTTTGAAGGCAACTCAACAAACTCTGTTGGAGTTGCGAAAGTCACATCAGCCCTCATAGGCGGCGGAGCAACGCTCTCAGCAGAAGGGGCCGCAACCCTCTTCTTGTTATTTCTTCTAGCCAACTAACACCTCAAATTGTTATATACTCTAACACTATATAGTGCTTATGTCAAGATTAGCTTGTGCCTGGAACCCAGTATCTCTTTGAACCACCAGACTTGTTCGGGCCGTCATCGGCTTTGTAGAAGGTCTCGATAGAGGCCCAATCATAGCGAAAATCAACGGTTAATTCAGCAAGTTCATCCTCGCCATAGGATAGGTCTCCACCATAATCGACTTTTGTAATAAAAGCATTATGAAGAGTCCAGGTTTCAACTGGTGTGCCTGTAGAGTTTATCTGTTGTATTACGACAGACTGCAAAGCAGAAACCGCACTACTCTTAGAAATTGTAGTAGTGTCGTTTATATCAGATGGAGGCTTATACCCTGACTCAAGAAGTATTCTAGAGAGGTTGGCAGATGCATCAGGGCTCACAGGGTCAACAAGAGTAATAGAAACAGGCCCCCAGGTTACCCCCCCAGGATAATAGAACGTATGGTTTAGATATACGTGCTCGACCGAATTCACCTCTACACTCGGTTTAGTAACAGACTTGGAATACCAAGTAGCACCATCAGGCATGGACCCGATAGTGACCAAAAATCTAAATTTTCTTTTTGGGTCTGCTGCGCTCGCAACTGTGGTCCAAAAGCCCTGTGAACTCATTTGTTTGTTTCTCCCTTTGCCAATCTACTAATAATTAGTGTCTATATCTCTTTTTTGTCCCTGGTCATCAAAATCAATATCTTCTTCATAAGAGCCGTAGAGTTCTTCGCAAGAGGGGATTCCTCTCGTCGCCCCTTCTACCATATCCATGCAACCACGATAGTTTTGTAATTTTTTAATTCCAGAATCCTGTAGTTTTCTACAAGATGTCTCAAACTCTTTTGCAACATCTCCACACAGACCCATATCCATTTCGCCCAGTAGTAACTCTAGTCCATTTTTAATAACTTCTTTTTCTGGCTGTAAAGCTATTTTTGAATCTCTCCGTCGCTCCTGCTCAGAAGTAGACAAATTCTTCATTTCTAGAATAGTAGATAATTCTTCTTTAACAATCTGCTTTAGTCTTGCTTTTGTAATTATTTTTCTCATAGTTACTCCCTATATCTCCTTTTTATCTCTAGTCGTCAAAAGACGCCCCAGTTCTTGTTATGAAGAAGTCAATTGCAATAAATTCAATTGCTCTGGCAGGCTTGAGGAAAATCTTGGCATACAAAATATTCCTGTCTACCAAGTCAGGTGTGGTAGTTGACTCGTCAAGAATCACTCGGAACTCTGTAAGTCCTAACCTGGCCTGTACCGAGCCAAGGAACTTATCAACTTCTGACTTAAACCTCGTCCAAGTAGTCTGGACGTTCTGGTCGAATAGGATACCGGAAGCAATCCTGGATACTCTCTTCTTGAGGAAAATCATAAGCCTACGGACGTTAATCCGGTCAAGCGCACTTGGTGTGACCTGCAAGGTCTTCTGACCAAAGACCACGATTCCCTCACTTGGGAATGTAGCAATTGGATTGATATTAGCCGTGTAAAGATCGTCTCTGTCTTCTCTTCGCAGTCTTTCCGTGCAAGATAGAACAGAGAACCCGCCAGCACCAGTGCTTAAACCACCTCTAGTAAAGCCAGCAGGAGCAAACCAGAGTTCTGCTCTTGCCTCTGAGGAGGCAAACGTTCCGATTGCCACAACAGACGGCGGGACCCAGAGAGTCGCGTTAGAGATATCATCCCTAATCTGGACCCATGGATAAAAAGTACACGCATAAGAAGTATTAATTCTTCTTTGACTTAGAGTATTAGCCGCCGTGGTAACAGAGCCAACTCTGTTCTGGAAATTATTAGTCGTTTCGGTGTTCGGAGTGTAAACATTCTCGATATCAATAACCCCAAGGCAATCTGCTCTAGACTCAGCGACGGCAATCACTTGGTCTGTTACAAGGGGCTGCCAGATTCCAGGAACACTAAGAATATTTCCTTCGACAAATTCAGGGTCTGCCACTGTATCTATAGCTCTCTTGACAGTATAATAGGCATAACTTGTCTTCTCAGTTGAATCAGAAGCAATGTCAACATTGTTAAAGGGCTCCATTTCTGTGATATCAACACCGTCAAAGCCTCCCCAGAGAGGAGCTGTGAATTTGTTATACCCAGCGTCAAGCGAGCCAGTGTAAGAGCCAGAAACTGCGTTGAGAGACCTGTCCGGGTCGGAACCAGCAGCAGAGCCTGACATATGAGCGCCCTGTGACCCGCTAACATCATCAAGGGTGAAGATGAAAGAATATTCCATTGCATTGCCAACTGCACCATCAGTAGTACTGGGGACAAAGATCGCACTAGATCCCGGAGTACTTCTTAAATAATCAGCATATCCTGGGTCGAACCGCTTGCTATCAGCACCAAGCGCTGTCTGGATGCCGAAGAAAGCATCTTTAGGATTACTTAAGCCTCCGTCAGAAGCACTGATTCTTGTTGGGATACTTGGGAATAAGAAGGAAGCAGTAAGATTGGCTGCTCCTCCAATAAATGTCGTTGAAGTTAGGGTGTTGGTAACCGTAACAGAATTTGGGGTGTTGGCCGACGAACCAGTAGCATACGTCTGGATGACCGTCCCAACTCCAGTGGCTCCGGTGTCTACTATCGTGCCAGAAGCATAAGTTTCAGTCTGGCCATAAGAAACAGCAAAGTCTTTCGGCTTAATTGGTCCATAGAACCCGAAAGGCAATAAACTTGGGTCTACAGTACCATCAGCAACGCTGGCATTCATTTCAACATAAACATACTTAGACATGTTGTTAAACTCGCCATACTGACGTAATCTCCTCTGGGTTGTGTCCCATATCATGTACCTGTCGCCAATCTTCTTCGCGAGGTAGTTTTCGGAAGAAGGATTTAAATTGCAATTTGTAAATTGCTCAATTATTTCTGGAACATTGTCACTGTCGCTTGCTCTCCGAACCAGTACCGTAAACGTTCCATAAGAGTCTAGGTCATTAACGGAAGCCTTAAGGTCAGTTATAGAAACCTTTAAATTCCTAGAGGCCCATTCACCGTGGTTTAGCGCCTTAAGCTTAAAAAGTTTCTGTGTATTGGTTTGAGCGTCGAATCCACTATAAGTTGTAGATGTGTTCTGCGAAAAGATCCATCCAGTTTCGGGGTCTGCGAACCCTCGCTTTTTCTTACCAAAGTTGTTATTTGCTGCGTCTGTTGCCTGCCCATTATGGAGAGGCAGTATAATACCATAGTTATCTGCTGTAGTGTCAATGTGGTCTGTTCCCCACCTCTCAAACGTTTCACCAAGCCAATACTTATCAGATAAGTTTTGAACATCAGTTGTGTGAGTAGAATTTCCAAGCTGTGGATTTGTATTAAAAACTTTTCTGATATGCTTAGAAGAATTTCTATCGAAGTTAAACGTCGTTGTATAGGTAGTTGTGTCGTCTGCACCGCCTGTAAAAGAAGCCTCAAGTAAAAGGTCGTCCGCAAATCCAGTATCTGCTGCGAGAACGTTTGCCACGTTTCCGTCTGTGCCGGCGTCATCCATAGTTAAGGTAATTTTAGTAGTCTCACCAACTGTGAGAGCCGCTGTGACACCGAGTGTTCCAGCCGTTAGAACTGTGCCAACAGCCTCACCGCCATACCCTACAGCGGAATTCACAGTTCCATTAATAGCATCGATAATGGCAGCGGCCTTGAGATCATCCGAGCTAGCAGTGGTTTTGGCAATTCCCCAATTGTCGGTATCGGAGAGAGCTTCAACAGCGTCGTCGTTCGCAACAATCTCGATTTTGTGTTCAACGCCGTCACCGCCGGCTGCATTAGGAACTGTTATTGTAAACGCGTCGGTGTCCCCGATGCCGGCAGTGTTAATCGCGTCGGCCAATGTGGCCTGCGTGCCCGCCGCATCTTCGATAACAGCCTTAAACTCGGGGCCAGTATCAATTGCTTTGATAAATCCCATAGAACCTTGCGAACCGCCGACAGTGGCGA